ACATTTCCACCTCCGCCACCAAAAGGTTTTACCCCTTGTTTTTTAGTTTGTCCTTTTCGTGCATGTGTCTGTTTAGGAGCTCTACTTTGACCTTTTTCAAACTCACCTCTACCAACGGTTCCATATTCGTGTGAAGGATGTCGTTTACTCTTACCAAGTAACCATTCTATTTTAGAGTTCTTCATAAATTGATGTGGTTTACCTCTCGTCTTCTTCAAGAGTTCTTCACCCTTTTCTCTAGCCTTTCCTTGAAGCTCTTCATCAACCGTTTCAACTTCCTCTTTTACTTTTTCTCTCTTAGCTTTTGCTTTAGCAAGGAGTCTTTCTTTCGCAGCTTCTTGTTCAGACTTAGGGATATTGAACATATCACGGTCAGTCTTTAACTTCTCCTTTGGAGCAATGATCTTAGATCTTACTTTTCTACGATTTAAAAGATACTTATCAGACTTATCGTGGTCTCCGTCGTTGTCAATATCCTTATCTTCTTTACCTACTGGATCTAATGCTTCTTCTACTTTCTTTTTTCTGTCAGCGGCAATAGCTGCACCAACAGCAGCTCTTCTTTTCTTCAGATATGAATCTGAAGAATCGGAGTCACCGTCGTTATCTACATCAGCATCTTCTTTGCCGACAGGATCTAATTTTTTAGCTTCTGCTATGATACGTGAAAATTCTTCCCAACTAGCCATTTAACTGCCAATAAAACAACGTTGCTAGTTTTATTTATTAGTTTTGCCTTTGCGGAACTTATCGTAAATCGAAGCAATCCTAACACCAGTGTAACTCTTAACTTCTTGGCCAGGAGTTAGTGACTGAACATACTCTCTATATTCGTCTGTTCCAACTTCATGAGGATTCTCAACCAAGTCTCTCAACCAAGATTTGAACATAATGTTATCTTCGGTAACTGCAATCACATAGTTAGTCCCTCTACGAATTACTTCACCGACAAGTCCCGTATTAACATTTTCTACAATGTCTCCAACTCCATAAACACCATCAACCAAATATGCATCACGAACTCCTTCCTCATCTAGTTTAGGTGCAACTTCCCAAATTTCTGTTTCTTCACTAACGTTCATTGATCTGCGGAGAACATTGAATAATTCAATTTTTTCCATATTACCAAGAGTGTCAGGAATTCCCTTAGCAAATTTTGGAAAATCACCTTGTGCTGCAGCAAGACGCAATTTAGATGCAGACATACCTTCAGCACCTTCCGCATCTGGATCCCTATCTCCAGCTGAGACTACTTCAAGTTCATCATAATTATAAAGTTCTCCATTATACTTATGACTTAATCCCTGAAACTCACCAAGTCTATCTGCACCAACCATGATGATCATATTATTATGACCTTCTTCGTTAGCACTTGTTAGTACATTGAAGATAGTCTTAGACTTACTATCATCAATAATGTAATCAGCATGATCAGGGAACATCTGACGCATGTATGAGATTTTCATATCAGGTGTCAAAGGATTTTTCTTAGCATCCTGAGAACGTGATGGATAAACTCTCAATTCATATCCTTTCTTTTCTGCAACCTTTGCGGCTTTATCAAGTAGTTTCTGGTGACCAATAGTTGGGGGATTGAATCTACCGAATACTACAACAACTCCAGGTGATTCTGGAACTGGCATCTCTTCTGGTACTTCCTCTTCTGGTGGAAATTCTTGTTCTGGTGCTGGTGTTGGTTGTTGTTTTGTACCTGAAGTAGTTGATGCTTGAGGATCTACCTGTGGAGCTTGTGCAGCATCTTGTGCCTGTCCCGTTGGAGTATCTGGTCCTGGTGCATCTTTCTGGCCAGGAGTATTATCTCTACCAAAAAACTTTAACTTACCACCAACAGTTTTTGCGACAAACTCACCATTCTTATCGTACCACCCGCCATGACCATCTCCGGTCAAACCGAGTCTCTTAGCTTCGGCAGATGCAGATGTTTCTCTTGCTTCAGTGAAGAACTGGGTAAATCTTTTCATTATTAATTTAGTCGAGGATCCTTAGCCTGTAAGTATTTATTTAGAATTCTACTTGGACTGCATTTGAAGGGATAGATGAAACAATAACTATTCTTCTGCCCTTATCACCAGCAGAAGGTGATTTTCCTAAGATGAGAGGAACTCCTCTACTGTCTCTCTCCAAAGTAAATGGTTGATCCTTCCTTCTTTTTCTGAGTCGCAAGAAAAGATTATGGTCATTTGCATATCGTTTTGCATCATGAAAACGTCCATTCAATCTAACGTTTCTCCCACTAGTTGTATAGGTAACATCCATAGGACCAATATACAAATATTGAATTGGACCACCCATAGCTTCATCACCAAGAACGATGGTTTCCTTTAGTTCATCACTAACTCTACCATACATATCTGGAATTTGATCACCTTCTTGATATCCCAGGTCTTGATACTTTTGTAAAGCTGCGTCTAAAAATCTATTACTAAATCCAGGAACAAGTGTTTCGAGTCCCCTTAAACCACCACCAGCCATACTTGGAGCACTTGTTCCTTTATTGGAAATATTAACCCGAAATCCATTGGCTTTTGTCAGAACAACATCAGTGTATGGTTCAGATCCACTTGAAGCTCTTCCCATAAATTTGTTTGCAGATATAACATTTGTAACAGTAATGGATCCTGCAACAACATTTATAGGTTTACCAAAGTCCGCATAGTGTGCATTAACTGCTTCTACTACACCTGTTTCCTGTCTTTCTGAGATTAATCCAGCCATGGATACAAAAAACCCTTCCAAGTATTTATGGAAGGGTTACTCAATTCCCCAAATTTGAATACTACATCTAGGTTCTTTACAGTCTGGACTAATAGGAGTTACCATGTGCATTTCTCTTTCATCATTCAAAACCATCATATTTGGTTTTGGTAAAATTCCTTTCATTATTTCATCATCTTCATCTTCTTTCCAAAGAAAAATTCCACCCCAGTTAGCATCCCACTCTTTATTCAAGTAAATCGTAGCACCAAAGGTTCTTGTACCATCATTGTGAACAGCAACACCAGAATAATATTGAAAGACATGAAACTGCATGTACAATCCAGAATACCCACTAGGAACATGTCTCTTTATATCTTTCTCTATTTTTTCACAAAGTTTTTTTGATACTAAAGCACTCATGCAAGAACCTTTAATTCCATCATGAATTTTTTCATCCCACATGAATAAACTCGAAGACCAGTTTCTCTGATTAAAATTATCAGAAAGTTCTTTAAGAGCTTCGTGAAAAGTTTCTCTACTTAAAATGTTGTTGATTATCTTCATCGAGGTTTTGGTAGTTGGTGATGATCTACTTGCCAATTCATAGTCATAACAACTCGTCTTTCATCACTTTCACTAGGTTCAACCATATGTTCTAACCATCCAGGAAAAATTAAAACATCACCAGTTTTTACTGGATAAGATCTCCATGGAGTTGCTACAGTGTTTGGTTCCATAGATCTAGTTTCATACATAGGATCTCTAAACAAAATTGCTCCAGAATTTTCTGGAACTTTCAAGTAAGAAGAAACTACGAAGTTACAAAGATTGTGAGTATGGGACTCAGTTCTACCGCCCCGATAGTGTTCGTTAAACCAAGAATTAAAACATCTATATGGAGTATTTTCTGGATAATCCCACTGACTTGCAACATAAAGTATTTTATTGTGTAACCAATCTGTAAATTCTTTTAGTTCTTTTCGTTTATGTGGTTGATCTTGAGGAGAATCATTTGCAAGATTAACAGTTGATTTTGCATTACCTTGTTCGAGATGACTATTTCTACGAACTTTTGACATACATTCATCAACAACAGATTCCAGTACACTCCAATCGAAGTTATATCTTCCCATCCAAACTACTGGATTCGAAGGAAAACTGCCGATTAGATTCTGTTTATCTAATCTAGTTTTAATTTCTTCTAATGTAAGTGGTCTCCTATCTTCATCAATATAAGTGGTTATTGTTTCAGTAACAAATGATTTGGCTGTTACTGGTTTACCTGACCACGGATCGGTATTATTGATTCTATTAGGAGTATTTCTACCCCAACTAGTCACAGGTCACCCTCCTCACGGTTCTCAGAGTAGTATACATCAAATTGTCCGCCTGGATAACGTTTCTCAAGTTTCTTGACGTTACGTGCAACCACCTCATCAAGAGAGACTTCGAGTGCCATACATGCTTGAGCAACGTACCACATTAGATCGCCGAGTTCAATGATCATGTGTTCTTTGTTATCTGCATTGAAGGGTTTGCCTTGGAAGATCATCTTTTTAATAATCTCAAGGAACTCACCACCTTCTGCATTGATACCGACACCAGCGGTTAGAAGACGTTCAATGTTTGCACCTTTCTCGTCAAGTGCAACGAGACGATCAGAAAGAGCAAGGAAATCAGTAGATGCATCAGAAGTAACTGCATTCACAAACTCAGAATACTTCTGGAAATCAACAGTTTTAGACATAGTTTTAGACATCAGAATTTAAATCCTTCGAACGATTTTTTGGGACCAGTTTTCTTTTCCTCATAAGTATACTCTTCTTCCTGTCCCGAGTCAAGTATATCTCCTTGTGCAGACTGTTCACAATCATACAGTCGCATCTTTGCACGATCAATACCAAGAACAAATCTCTTGTTGACCGACAAATCATTATAACGATTCTTCAATTGTTTCACCATTATCTGACCAAGTTGTTCAAGTTCCTCAGTGCTAATAAGGGCAAACATAAGATCAGCAGTAGCAGGGAGACCAAAGGACTCAGAAGTGTCAGTAAGGTCAACATCACTGCTACCATAACCAGAGCGAGTGGTCTGCGTGGCAGAAACGATAGGGACGTTTGCCTCAACAGCCAACCCTCGAAGCTCCTCTGCAATAGCCTTAATATAGCTATATGAATTGACAGAAAGATTTCCGCGATACCGTGAGGAAGCACATATATTAAGGTAATCAATGAAAATAATATCAGGTCTAAATGACTTCTTAAGTGCAAGTTCATTAAGAAGTGACTTAAAGTGTCCACTGTGAGCACTCGCTGTAGGATATTCTTTAATTATAAGAGATCCTTGAGTCTTTTTGGAGAGATTGGTGACTTTTGTTTCGAACATCTGACGTGGCAGATTTGCAATCTCTTGGATGTTAATGTTTAAAAGGTTTGCGTCAATACGTTCCGCAATCCTCTCTTCAGCCATCTCCATCGTAATGTACAAGACATTTTTACCCTGCAACAGAACAGAACTAGCCATGTGACACATGAATAGAGACTTACCAACACCCGTTCCAGCAAGAGCAATGTTGAGAGACTTATTGCAAAGTCCTCCTTTTGTGATCTTGTTAAAGAACTCCAAGTCAAACGGAATCTTTTCCTCAGTCTGGTGATAGAAATCATAACGACCTTCATAGTCCTGAAGATAATCGTGTCCTACATTGGAGTCAAAACTAACTGCAAGTGCATCCGAAAGAATAGATGGAATAGCATCCTTAGTTTTCTTCTGATCATTACCATCCACGATAGAGATAGACTCCATCAATGCAAGGTAGATAGCTTTGTCACGACACCACTTCTCAGTGGTATCAATCAACCACTGAGTATCCAAAGCAGAGTCATCTAGTTTACTTACGTACTCAGTTACTTCCTTGTAAGTATTTTCATTAAGATCAGTACGATTATCAACTTCCACACGAAGAATCTCCTGTGTAGGAAGTTTGTTGTAGTTAAAAATAAACTTACCAATCTCTTCGAAAACTACTTTCTCAGTGTAGTCCGTGAAGTATTCAGTTCTGATGAAAGGCATGACCTTTCGGGAATATTCTTCATTAAATGCGAGACTCCTAAGAATAGTAGTTTCAACCCTTTCCATTAGTAATAGTGACAATAAGTGGACATAATATACTTGACTCCCGTCTTGACTCTCAATCCCGCATGAGGATACTGCCAAGTAGGAGGGAAGATCATCACTGATCCTCTTTGGGGAACAATCTTTTTAGAGTATGTTGGAAACTCAGTTTCTCCACCAGTAAAATCATCATTCAAATAATACAAGAAAGCCAAATACCTTCTTGCAGATGCATGATTATCCACGTCAACGTGAATATCAAAACGATCATGACTTCTAGAGTGATATTTCTTGATACGAAATTCTTCTAGAAAAAGTCTTTGCGGATACCACCTAGTGTAATCCGAGAACTGTTTTTTGTAAAGATCTAGAACTTTCTTAGTAATCAAAGAAAGTTGTTGAATACTCTCTGGATGTTTTTGATTAATGTTCAATTGAGTGAAATTAGGAGTACCGCCGTTCTTGACGATCTCCTTATATCCACTCAAATCAAACATGTGAATTAAAGTTTCACAGAGTTTTTCATCGAGTACATTTTCATATACCTTGATAAAATCACCCGTAGCGAAATTCCTGTTTTGCAATTTCATCAAGTTTCTCCATTACTTCTGGGGTAAAGTAAGTTTCGGGGTCTTTAAGAATGGCTTTTGCGTAGACTTTCTTTCCATCCATCTCATATCGACCTGCGACATTTTTCCAAAGTCCGCCAATCTCACCGAGTTCAAGAAGACCATAATAACGATCAAGGCCACGCTCATCGTAAAACAGACGTACCTCCACATCTTTATTCTCCTTACTTAAACGAGATTTAGCAGTCTTAGCCTTGATAATGTTTCCAACGATTTCTGTTCCATCCTTCTCTTTTTTCTTGCTGAGATGAATGATTGTAGAAGCAGCGTACTTGAGTCCACTACCTCCTCCCATTTCTTTAGTTGGTACGTAAGCTCCGATGACATCATAGGTGTGATTGGTAACGATCATGGGGATGTTCGCTTGACCCAACTTGAGAGTGATCATACGGAACGCACCTTTGACCAACTGGGATTTAGTCATGTCACGAACTTGTTTGTCGTTAAGTGCGTCGGTGATCTCCTTCTCGGTGGAAAGCATTCCTAGAGAGTCTAACACAAACATACAGGGTTTGCGATCCTCTAAGGGTTTCTTAAGATATAGGTCTACCGCCTTAAGTGCTTTGCCACGGAAGTCTTCAATAGTTACAACATTGACTACAACTAACCGAGTGAGGTCAATACCCCTAGACTCAAGTAGGGATTTGTTAATAGCGGCTTCAGTATCAAAGTAGAGACAATAACCATCGGGGTTAGAATCAAGAAAATTCTTAACCACAGCGAGAGAGAAGAAAGTCTTTCCAGTAGAAGACTCTCCAGCAATAGCAGTAATCTTATTCCCAGATACACCACCAAATATACTACCTGAAACCAGTGCATTAAAAATGTACGAACCCGTGTCAACATAAGTCTCAGTCTCATCTATCTCGGAAGCAAGTTGCGTATACTCACCACCAATTTCTTTTACAATATCTTTTAAAAAGTCCATCAAGCTACCATCCCATATTGTTCACGAAGAATTTTTTTGTAAGGGCCGCCAGGGTTTTCCTCACGAATCTCTTTGATAATTTTTAGTTTTTGATAAAGGGAAGTGTCTCCACCCAAACGCAGAGCACTCACAATTGTATTCAACTCATCATCATTAATAGGCAGATCCATACTATTCCTCCAAATTTTTTGACTCTGTGCAGATAACCCAATTATACTGGTTTCTCATCTCTTTTGCAAACCATCTTGCAGTGGGTTCATCTTCAAAATACCTACGATGTTGGTGTGGAGAAATGTCTCCAGGTTGAGCCCAACAGACAACATATTTACTCATCCGAAGAAAGACTCCAAACTGATTTTCTTTTCAACAGACCAACCAATAGCATTGAGAATAATCTTCATCGGTTCAACAAAAGACTTGTCAAACTGTGCATCATAATCAACATATTGTTCATATCCAAGTTCTCTTGGGAAGTCCTGAATGAAAGAGAAAACATTCTCCTGAATTGGATTAGGAACCTTCAAATATAAGAACTTAATCTTTTCTCCACTTTGAATTGCTGCATACTTCTTATCAAGTCCAGCTTTCTTAGTATAGTGATTATACAAGATCGCACCACGAACATGAATGGGACAACCTTTGTTGTACATATCAGTGCGAGACATCCACTTATTGATCTCAGACACACTACGAGGGAATGCAATCTCTTCTGGTTTCAGTTTCTTGAATTCCTTACGAGCATTCTCTATGAAGTCAATCACATCATCCTCACCCTTAGTCATGATGATATCCAATGCATCCTTAATGTACTTACGACATGGTGCAGGAGTTGAAGTTTTAATCGCTTCAATACCCATCATCTTCAGTTTGGGCTTCTCATATCGAACACCCTCACTATCCCAGACACGGAGAATATAACGTTTCTTACCAGTCCAGATACCACGTTCCGCGATGTTCTCGCGTTTCATGATCATTTTGTTTTCGTATGCGTTGAGGTAAGTGGCCAATTCTTCGTAAGAACTCTCAATATACTTTTCAAGTTCCATGTGAGACACCTTATCAAGGAAATTGACAATCTCTTCAGTAGAAGCCTCTCTACCTTTGAATACTGCGTCAACAAAAGGACCCATATTAAGATAGATAGAATCGGTATCAATAGCAATAACATAGTCTACTCCATCAGATTTAAGAACATTGTTTAGATACTTGTTCATTTTCTCTTCTATCCATTGGATAGAGACTTGACCAGAGAGTGTAATCGCTTCTGCGTTTGCGAGTTTGTAATATCGAAAATACTCATTACCGATGGCACCATAAGCGCTATTAAGAGCGATCTTCTTAGCCATTTGAATGTTGTCGCATCGAGAAATCTCTTTCTCAAGTTCTTTGGTAGGAGTCTTTTCATAAGATTTCTTTGCCTCGATCATCTTCTTTTTGAAGATGACACGTTCGTTGTACATCTTTTCCATCAGTTCAGGAAGGAATCCACGTACATCTTTACGGTACATCGCACCGTTGGCACACACAGCATAATCACTATACATCTCAAAAGTCAGTTCCTTATTCAGAACTTTGCCAACAGTCACGTTGGGATGACGTTGTTCAATCAGAGTTTCTGGAGAGATGTTGTACTGCATGATCAAGTGGGGATACAGTGAGTTAAGGTCAAAGTTGACGACCCACTCATATGCACCAGGGATGGGTTCTTTCACAAACGCACCCGCATACTTTTCACTCTTACTGTTACGTTCCTTCTGAGGAATCACAATGTTCTTCTTCAAAAG